AGGAAGATGTAATGATTACATATGAGGATGGCTGGCAACCTGTCAGAGTACGTAGGACTCATGGCCCTACCTTTAGAAGCAATGAGGAAGTAGATAAGATACTTAGCTCTATCCTTCCTGGCAAGCCTTATCAACATGACTATGTAGATATTATAGGGGCTAGGAGAAGAGGTTGTAATTCATCCGTTTTCTATGTAGTGGATGTCCGCAGCTTACACCTAGAATCAGGCGACGATTACATCACAGTCTGCGAACATGATATATTGGCAGACTGAAAAACATAGTGGATGTCCCGAAGAGCTCTTGCAAAAGCAAGTAACGATGGCCGCGAGTATTCTAGGGGAAAGCGATTGAGCGAAAATCTTCCGCAATTAACCAGCAAGCAGTGGAAAATCGTGAAGCTAATTAGCCAGGGATATGACATCCACCAAATCGCTCGGAAATTGAAGCTTTCCACTAACACCATAAGTCGGCATAAAGACCGAATTTATAAGAGGTTACGGGTCAATAATGCCCTTGAATTGATGCTCAAAATATTCTACATTAAGGAGAGGGAACGTAATGAAAGTAGCTCTAACCACGGCCGAGCGAAGAGTCCTAGACCAAGTATCGAAGGGAAAAGCCTCAAAGGCGATTGCTGACGAGTTAGGAATCTCTCCTGCAACTGTTCACCGCCATAAAGCGAGCATGTTTCAGAAGACCGGAGCATGGAATATTATCTCTCTTGTTCGCATGTTCTACGTTTTGCGGGATAAGGTCACTGGAGAAATTTACCCAACAATCGAGATTCGATGGAATGAGAATTTTCGAACGCTGACGCCGAATTGTGAGAGGAATCAAAAAGCGCGGTAGAAGTTAAATCGTGCCGTCGATAGCGGAAGGGGCGTGCGCCCTGAAGTTTGTTCGAAATGCGGGGAAGTCTGCATTCCTGAAGGCCATCATCCGGATTATGAAAAGCCCCTCGAAGTCATCTGGCTGTGCATGGAGTGTCACATCGAGCATCACAGGATTCACGGCTTCAACTGACCCGTGGTGAGCGCAAGCCCCGCACTTCAGGGCGGGGTAAGCGAACCGTAGAACGTTAGGAAAGGAGAGCAGAGCAGATGGAGCGCAGGCAAGCATTCAAATTTGAATTGATGCCAAATGGCGAACAACAGCGCATGATGCGTCGCTTCGCTGGCAGTGTGCGCTATATCTACAACCACGCTCTCGCTCTGCAAAAGGAAATGTACGAAACCACGGCACGCTCCCACACTCGCTATCAACTGGACAAGCTGCTCACCCTGTGGAAGCAAGAGACACCGTGGCTCTCGGAGACACCAGCGCACTCCTTGCAGCAAGCATTGGTGGACTTGGACAAAGCGTATCAGAACTTCTTCAAGAAGCGTGCTCAGTTCCCTAAGTTCAAGAAGAAGGGGCAGCGCACTTCATATCGTGAGTCAGACCCGAAGACCATCACCCTAGACCAAGCGAACAGTCACATCCGTTTGCCAAAGATTGGCTGGGTACGCTATCGCAACAGCCGTGAAGTTCTCGGAGCAATCAAGAACGTCACTGTGAGCGAGTCGGCTGGCAAGTGGTACGTCAGCATCAGCACGCTGCGAGTTGTAGAGCAGCCCGTTCATCCTTCTTCATCAATCGTAGGCATCGACATGGGCGTCAAGCAGTTCGCCACGCTATCGGATGGCGAAGTCATCGACCCAGCAAACGTTGGGAAGAAGTACCAGAAGCGTATGCGCTTGTTGCAGCGTCGTTTGAGTAGGAAGCAAAAATTTAGTCAGAACTGGAAGAAGGCGAAAGCGGCAGTAGCCAAGTTGCATCGCAAGATTGCGGCTACTCGCTCGGACTTCATCCACAAAGTAACAAGCACGATTAGCAAAAACCACGCCGTCGTGTGCATCGAAGATTTACAAGTGAAGAATATGTCTGCATCAGCAGCGGGAACCATCGAGAAGAAGGGGAAGAATGTTGCGGCGAAGTCTGGTCTCAACAAGTCTATCCTCGACCAATCGTGGTTCGAGACACGTAGGCAGTTGGAATACAAGCAGCACTGGCTGGGCGGGGAAGTAATCGCAGTACCGCCGCAGCATACAAGCCAGCGTTGCCCCGAGTGTCAGCATGTGTCGCCAGACAACCGCAAGACGCAATCGAAGTTTGTTTGCATGTCGTGCGGGTTCGCAGCGAACGCAGACTTTGTTGGAGCAGTAAACATTTTAGCGGCAGGACATGCCGTCTTAGCCTGTAGAGATACTTCGCTTGCTATTGGGGCGTTGGCTCAGGAACCCACCGAGGGCATCGTATGCGAAAGCGTATAGAGCCTGTAGGAATCCCCCGCATTTATGCGGGGGAGGATGTCAACTACATAGTTTACGTGAATTGCGATATCCCTTTTTGCACACTATAAACAGAATCATGTTCCAACTCCTTGAAACACCCTGAAGGCCCTGGGGCGACTGACTCGCACTCGGCCGCCCCACTTCAAAGGAGGAGGCAGCACAAATCCAAGCGAAAGGCTTGGTCCCCAATGCCCTCAACGTTCGTGTCCGTAAATTCAGTAGTCGAACCACAGGAAATAGGCCCAGAAGGATTACTGCTTTACGGATTCCGAGGAGAAGCATTCCACCAGTTGACAGGGCCGGGAGTCTACATCGCGCAATGCGGAACAGGCGATGACATTGAATTTCTGTATATCGGATCGGCCAAAAACCTACATCAAAGAGGCGGGACTCGCCTCGTTAGCCTGTTCGCAACCTTCGGGTGAGGTAAGCCCGTCGTGTCAGGAACCCACCGAAGGTATCCCTGCTTAGCAGGTGCGCCAGTAGGAATCCCCTCCCTTCAGGGAGGGGAGGATGTCAAGATCGCACTATGCAAGAGCGAAAAGCACGCCAGGGATGTGGAATCGGCCCTGATTCGTGAATTTCAGCCCATTTTGAATGTAACTGGTACCCGAAGAGTGAATGGCGAATAGCGTCTGCGTATTACATCCGTGGGAAGCAGTAGACCTCGAAAAGAATGGGCTTCCCCCCTCCTGTCGTAATCACAAGCATGTTAAGAAAATCGAAGCTATGGAGATGACAGCACGAGGCGACAACCAGCCGCAATCGAAGTCTGCCCGTTGGATTGGTCCCGGGATGATCTGCTTGGTCGCTCAGGCAACATGGAGTCCTCGGCAGAGCGGTTGCGCAGGCCCGCTTGTCCTGCAAATGTCATGACTGGTGAAAAGAGACGAAGAGAGCTTCCGGCGTCTCCGAAGGCTCCCGCTGTGCGTTTGGAGTTGGCCTGATGTTTGACCCTGAAGCAAGCCCCCCTCCTTTCTGGCACAAGTCGTTTGCTGTAATTCTTGCAGCAGGAGTACTGGGAGCCATTGGCTACGTTTTGCATGGAATGTGGAAGGCATTGGGGCTGTAAATGGACGCTGTTTCTAAGGCACAGGCTGGTAACAAGCAAGAATCTAGCCGAATTGACCGCGTAAAGGGTCACAGATGGCAAAAAGGCCAATCTGGCAATCCTTCTGGCCGTCCGAAGAAGCTCCAGATCACCAAGATTTACGAGAAGATTCTACGTAGTGGCGTGAATCGCAAGGAGATAGAGGCGTCCATCAAGAAGATCGTTACGGATGGACGTATGGCTTCCGTGCTGATGATCCGGGAAATGGCGGAGCGCACGGAAGGCAAGGTCGCGGACATCGTAGATTTGAACGTTTCGGGCAAAATTACACTAGAACAGGCTCTGGAAGCTCGCAAAAAGGCCGCTAAGGAATGAGCGCGACTGCGGTAAGCCCGGAAGTCATGCTCATGGAGCTGGCCGCTGATTGCAGCAAAGACCCGCTAGGATTTGCGCGCGGTTTTTGGCTCAATTCTGAGCCGCGCAAGTGGCAAACGGAGATTCTGGAGTATGTAGGGCAGTGGCTGTCGAATCCTGAGACGCGCTATCAACCCTGCAAAGTGGCCGTGAGCTCCGGTCATGGTATCGGCAAGTCGGCATTCATGGGGATGTTCCTCCATTGGGCGATGAGCACGACGGCGGGATGTAAGGCGGTAGTTACGGCGGGCACGGGGACGCAGCTTGCGACGAAAACGGTCCCCGAGGTATCCAAGTGGTTCCGGTCCAGCCTGGGAGCTTCCTGGTTTGATGTGCGGGCCACAAGCATTCGAGCATTGGATTCAAGTATGCCCGAATCGTGGCGCACAGACTTCGTAACGTGGAGCGATCACAACACAGAAGCATTCGCCGGTCTGCATAATGAGGGCCGGCGCATTGTCCTGATTTTCGATGAAGCCTCAGCGATCGCAGACAAGGTTTGGGAAGTGGCGGAAGGCGCACTGACCGACGAGGGTACGGAGATTATTTGGCTGGCGTTCGGCAACCCAACACAGAATACGGGCCGGTTTCGTGAGTGTTTCGGTCGTTTTAAGCATCGTTGGAAGACGTTCCAGATCGACTCCCGCACCGTCGAAGGCACCAACAAAGAACAAATCGACAAATGGATAGTAGACTACGGTGAGGATTCAGACTTCGTACGTGTACGCGTCCGTGGCGAGTTCCCGAGGGCTGGATCAGCCCAGTTCATTCCCTCTGACGTGGTTGCCGCCTGTCGCAAGCATCGCGCTGAGGGTTACGAGGCTTTGCCCAAGGTCTTGTCGGTCGATGTCGCACGTTTCGGAGATGATCAGACTGTCTTTCAGCTCCGGCAAGGGCGCTATTCCGCGATTCTAGGGAAATACCGTGGCAAAGATACTCAATGGACAGCCGCGCAAACCATCAAGTTCAAGGAAGAGTGCCAGCCAGATGCGGTGGTGATTGACGCCGATGGGATCGGCGCCGGCGTAGTCGATACGCTCAAGAATCTGCGACATAAAGACATCTACGAGTTTCACGGCGGGCAGTCGCCAGATGACCCGAACGCGTATTACAATAAGCGAGCGGAAGTTTGGGGACTAATGCGAGCCTGGCTGGTTGCTGGCGCTGAGATTTCAGATGATCCCGAGCTAGAAACTGACTTAACTGCGCCAGAATACGGCTTCTCCAGTAAGCAGCAAATCCAGCTTGAGCGCAAAGAAGATATGAAGAAGCGGGGGCTATCTTCGCCGGATTGCGGCGATGCATTGGCAATGACCTTCGCGGTGAAGATTGCGCCAAAGGCGCGAGTGCCACAGGTGAATCGACCGACGTATCCAGGGCAGGGAGGCGATTCATGGATGGCGTAAGGAGAATTAATGAATAACGAACCAGCGGTAATGAGATCAGCGAAAGCAGCTCCGAAGGCGCCGAAAGTTCTGGAGGAAATTCGCCTGAAGCGCGGGATGGACGGAGGAGTGATTGCAACCCATCACTACGAAGGCTATGAGCATGCGCCCCAGCCGCACAACGTGGAAGCGAGCTTGCCGGCAGTCGCCGCCCATCTTGGTGAGCACATGGGACTCGAAGGCGGCGAGAAGATAGAAAGCCCGAAGGATCAGGATTAGGCCGTGCCAGTCGAGCATTTCAAATCTGCAGAAGGCTATCGCAAGAACATGGCATATCGGCATATTCACGGCATCCCATTCACGGCCTCAAAAGTCGTGGTTGCTGGCAAATCCCATGAAGTGAAGCATTCGAATAGCCCTGCCCGCAAAAAGATTGACACGAAGCAGCGCAAGAAAGTCGGCATGAAGCTATCGGACGTGATGCATGGAGCGCGATGAGGAAGACAAACTCAATCACAAAGCAGTCGGATACGAGCACCCCTCTGACCATAGCGATGATCGATGCGGTCGCTGTGCCCATTTTGTTGGAAGCATTCCGCCGCGATGCGAAGCGGTTAAGTCACCCATTCTGGCGGAAGATTGGTGTAAGCGGTTCTCGCCAAAGAAAAGCATGAGTCTCGTGGAGGTTATGAAGTGAATTACGAGCTGCGTTCCCTGAAAGAATTTCAGCAAGCCGTTCAGCAAGCCCCGATGCAAGAGCGCGTGGCCGCAATGGCTCCGTTCATCCGAAGCAATGCCCACTTGCGCAGGATCATCAAGAAAATCCCGATCAAACAGCGCGAAGCGGTCTACAACGCGCTGAAGGCGTACTTGAGGTTTACCCCGCAATCGTTTGCGATGCTCAAACCCCGATGAATCTACAAGGCTGGCAACCCAGAAACGACAGAGTAATCATCGAACGGCTGGACATGCAGCCTTCGAGGATCATCACGCTGACGGATGTTCCGAAGGGATTGAAGGGCCGTGTTATTGCCGCAGGCCCCGGCAAGTGGATACCGGGGACATGGTGGAAGATCGGCCCGAACGATTTCTGCCCCGACCACGGCGATCCCACTGATTGCGGTTGCGAGTATATGTGGATACCCGGCCATCGCGAAGAACATCCCTACAAACCAGGAATGCTCGTATTGTTCAATTCCAAATGGGATGACTTCAGAAACGCGGACTTCGAACGCGAGAAGCCCGTTGGCATTGTGGAGAATCTGCACCTCGTCCAAGTAGCCGACATTTTCTGCATCCTTGGGCGTGACGTGAAAGCGGCTTATTCGCTCGAAAAGAAAGCTAAAGACATTGTACCGACGCCCGAACAGATCGTCGCCCATTCTCAGCCCGCAATAAATGCCCGTTAAAAGCTCCGAATCCCAAGAGTCAGAACAGCAGCAAGGCGCTAAGTCCGAAAAGGTCAGGAAATTCCTTGCTTTGGCCCATGCGCGGTTCAAAAGTTCGGCCGATGCCGAATCGCGTGTCCGTCAAGAAGCCCTTGATGACATGGAGTTCAGCATCGGCAACCAGTGGCCCGACGACATCTACCAGCAGCGCACCACCGAAGGCAAGCCATGCATCACCATGAACCGGCTGCCGCAGACGATCCGGTATGTCACGAACGAACAGAGACAGCAGCGGCCCGCGGCACAAATCAATCCTGTTGGGAGCGGCGCATCCGTCGATCGCGCGCAAATCCGCGAGGGCATCATTCGGCACATCGAGGTCAATTCCGAAGCTGACATTGCCGACGACACGGCGTTTGATTCAATGGTGCGATGCGGTTTTGGGTATCAGCGAATAGTCACGGACTATGCCGCAGAAGTGGGCGACGAGCAGGAGCTGTTCATTCGTTGGGTGCGGAACAGTTTCACTGTTTACGATGACCCAACTGCGCAACTCCCCGACAAGTCAGACCGCAAGTTCTGTTTCTTCATCCAGGACATGCCCGCGGAAGAGTTCAAGCAGGAATATCCAAATGCCGCAATGGCAGGGCTGCGCGACTTTACCAGCCTTGGCGATGCTTCGATGGAATGGGCAAACAGCGAGAAGCAGACAATCCGCATTGCTGAATATTTCTTTCTCGAAAAGTCCAAGGATTCCCGCAGACCAAAAGTGAAATGGGCGATGATCTCCGCGCTAGACATTCTGGACGGCAACGATGAAGCGACGGATGGCCGATACTGGCCGGGAGAAGATGCCAGCAGGTACATCCCACTCGTAAAGGTCGTAGGCGACGATCTGGACGTAAACGGGAAACAGCACCAGGCGGGCCTCGTGCGGCACCTGAAGTCGCCGATGAAGCAATACAACGCGATGACTAGCGCGATGACGCAAAGCGCAATGCTGGCTCCGGTAGCGCCGTGGATAGCAGAAACCCGGCAGATTGAAGGCTACGAAGAGGACTGGCGGCTATCAAATCGTCGGGCCACGGCTGTTTTGCGGTATCACGCCGTGAGCGAGCGCGATACTCCGGTTCCGGCGCCTCAAAGAGTCAGCTCGGAACCTCCCATTCAAGCGTTTGGAGTACTGCTGGCCCGAGCGGAGATGGACTTACAAGCCTGCGCGGGCGTCTATAACCCCGCTTTGGGGAAAGAATCGTCCTCGGACCAATCTGGCAAGGCGATTAATAGCCTTCAGCAAAGGTCTGACGTAAACACGCTCAATTTCAGCGACAACCAAGCGCGGTCTATACGTTTCAGGACGCGGATCCTGCTCGATTGCATCCCGAAGGTCTATGACACGCACAGAGTCATGCGGATTATCAACCCTGACGGCACGGTGCGGCACGTTGTCACGCACAATGGCGCCGATCAGGCAGAATTTGCGAAGGAGTTAGCCCAGCAGCAGGAAATCAAGGAAATTTTTGATTTGGGTATCGGAACATACGATTGCACGGTGTCCGTTGGGCCTTCCTACCAAACGAAGCGCCAGCAGGCGGCTGATACCCAGCTTCAGCTTTTGAAGCTCTTGCCTCCGCAAGTCGCACAGATTCTCATGGATTTGGTCATTCGCAACATGGACATCCCGCAAGCCAATGAGATGGCCGACCGGATCAAAAAACAGTTACCGCCAGAACTTCTGGACGAGGGGCAAAGCGATCCGAAGCAGCAAATCATTCAGCTTCAGGCGCAACTGAAACAGATCGCCTTGCAAAACCAGCAGCTTCAGGCTGTAAACAGCGACATGCTGGGCGTCATCACAAAGAAGACCATCGAGCAGAAGGGCAAGCTCGATCTCGAACATCTGAAGATTCTGGGGCAAGTTCTCGTCGCGGAAATCAATACCAAATCTCAGGACCAGCAGCAACGGCTCGAAATGTTCAACGATATGCTGGCCCAGCTTGGCGAGCATGGGCACGAAGCCGCAAGCGCTGCGCAGGTTCATGCCCAAGAGATGCAGAAGCAGCAGCAGGCTGCCGCGAATCAATCGGCGCTCACGTCCCAACAGGCAGGTCATCAGTCGGCTCAATCTTCGCAAGATGCGAGCCAGGCTTTAGTCGCCCAGCAAGCAGCGGCTCCGCAGCCCGGAGCGGGAGCATAAATGTATTACAAAGAGTTGAACGCAGCCGGAACCTATCTCATTAAAGGCGCGCAAGGTTATTTGCAGGGAATCACGGTGAATCTTCCCGGAAGCGGCACGCTCCAGATTGCCGACAATAGCGCGGGTTCCGCAGCAGCACCATTTATCGCGGGCGCAACGGCTTTCGCTATCCCTCCAGCCGGCAGCTACCTCGACTACGATTGTAGTTTTTCAAATGGGCTAACGATTGTGGTTGGTGGAACAGGCCCGCTATCTATCACTGTGGAGTGGAGCTGATGCCGCGCCCAGTGGTAATTCGCAGGAAGCAGCGTAGCGGGAAGAACAATTGATCTTTGCATCGGTCCAACTAATGGCCGAGATAAATCCAAACGCGGAGGAAATCGCGTGGCAATCACGGTAGAGAGCACCACAGCACCACAATACGAACTGAACCATGCTGTTTCGGAGGATCGCAAAAACCCCGAAGCGCTGGATAAGTTCAAAGAGCAAGAAGAAAAAGCCACTCCCGGCGCGAGAACTGACGCGGAAAAGACGCCCGTTTCGGGAACGGACGACCACAAGGAACCAGAAGGCAAAAAAGAAGCAGAAGACGATCTTCCAGTTGGTGCGAGAAAGCGCATCGACAAGCTGACAGCGCGCGCGAAGACTGCCGAAGAAACAGTTGCGGAACTCCGAACGCGCCTCGAAGCCCTCGAAAAAGGCAAAGAGCAGCCAAAGACGGACACAAAGCAGCCTCAAGCCGCAACGGAACGTCCCAAGCGAGCAGATTTTCTCGCACAGGGCAAATCCGATGAGGAATATGAGGACGCTCTGTTTGCATGGCGAGCCGTTGAAGACGAACGGAAAGCCCTGACTGCCGAAATCGAGGATCGTACCAAGGAAATCGTTTCGACGCACAACGAACGGATGACCGCGGCCAAGGAAAAGTACCATGACTTTGAGGATAAGCTCAAAACCACAACTATTCCCTGGGATGCGAAGAATCCTCAGGATGTGCAGGCGTCGAAAGCGTTCCAGGTTGCGATTCACGAGTGCGACAATGGGCCGGATGTGCTCTATGAAATTGCGCAGAAGCCGGAACTCGCGGCGCAATTCGCAGGGCTCTCGCCGGCGCGTACGCAACTCCTGATCGGGCGCATTTCCGCTTCTCTTTTGCCTTCTGAAACTCCTGAAAAGAAAGAACCGCCCAAGACGAGGGTAGCAGCACCGCCCAAGCCTGTTGGTGGTTCGGCAAACACTTCCGCCTATGACCCTTACAAAGAACAGCCCAAGAACCATAAGCAGTACATGGCTTGGCGCAAGACGCAAGGGCAAGGGCGCGCGAACTAAGCCATGAAACAATGCTGCAATTATGCATTGAAGTGGCTTCCACTACTAAAGGAGTGGTAGCTATATAGCGAACCAACTGTTAACGATTAGTATGATAACAGAGGAAGCGCTTGAAGTGTTGTCGAACGAATGCACTTTCACGCCGCTTGTGAACCGCGAATATGATTCCAAGTTCGCAATCGAGGGCGCGAAAATCGGCACCGTTCTCAACATCAGAAAGCCTCCTCGTTACATCGGGCGCGTCGGTCAAGCCTTGCAGCTTGAAGATGCTACCGAAACCAGCGTGCCGTTGACGCTGAACACTCAGCGCGGCGTAGATATCGCGTTCACATCGCAGGACATGGCGTTGTCGATCAGCGATTTCTCGCGGCGTTTCCTGCGACCCGGCCTTATCAAGGTTGCCAACCTCGTAGATTTCGACGGCTTGGGGCAATACCTCAACGTCTTCGATGAGATTGGCACCCCCGGCACCGTTCCCAACTCGGCTCTGACCTACCTTCAGGTGGGGCAGCGGCTGAACGAGGAAGCGGCGCCATTGGCTGATCGCAACGTCGTTATTTCGCCCGGGATGAACGCCACAATCGTCAATGCCTTGACCGGCTTTTTCAATCCCCAGCGGACGATTTCCGAGCAATACCGCAAGGGAATGATGAGCCGGGACACCCTTGGTTTCGACTGGTATATGGATCAGAACGTTCGGACCCAGACAGTCGGGCTACAGGGCGGCACACCGATCGTCAACGCAGCCAACCAGACCGGAAATATCATCACGTCTTCGGGCTGGACGGCTTCGACGGTTGTTTTGAACCTTGGCGACGTCATCAGCTTCGGAACCACCTCCAGCGGCGCTCTCGCCGTCAATCCGCAGAACCTGCAATCCACTGGCGCGCTCCGGCAGTTTGTTGTGACCTCTGCGGTTACTTCGAACGGCTCCGGCGTGGCGTCGATTCCGATTTCAGGACCAGGCGGCTTGGGTGTCGTGACGGCTGGAGCTTTCCAGACCGTTACACAGGCTCCGCCAAACAATGCCACTATCAACGTCCAAGGCACAACGGGCCTTACTTCTCCCCGCGGTCTCGGCTTCTGCAAAGACGCTTTTGCCTTTGCGTGCGCTGACTTGCCGTTGTGGGAAGGGGTTCACAAGGCTTATCGCGCCAAAGACCCGGAAATCGGAATGTCAATTCGCATCATCTGCGCATATGACATCAACCTTGACCGCGCCCCTTGGCGGTTGGACCTGCTCTATGGCTGGCAGACTCAGTATCCCGAATTGGCCTGCCGTGTGGCATCGTGATGGAGAAAACAACGAACATGAACATCAAAAAAATGCTGTTCTCTCTTCTCGCAGCGCTGATTTGCGTGGGATCCATTTCCGCGCAGACCTCGCTGACCCAGACAACCCTTGCGGCGGCTATTCAGTGCGGCCCCTCTTGCGCCAATTCCGGCGTAGGTTCGGGCACCAGCTACCAAACCACCGTTAACCTCACCTCCGCAACCGGCGTCAGCGTGGCCGTCAATGGCCAGCCTGTAACGTTCATCTACGTAGACCAGGAATTGATGGGCGTGATGACGCTTTTGACCGGACAGACCACCGTCTACAGCGTGCTGCGCGCTCAGCAAGGGACGAAGCTTTCGGCTCACGTCTCCGGCGCAATGGTGCTTATTGAGACCGTAAGCCCGCAGTTTGGCGGCTACCAAGGTTCAGGCGGCTTCCAGCAGACTGACCCTCCGAACGGTGGAGCTTGCACCGCAACAAACACCAACGCTACCCCGTGGATCAACATCATCACAGGCTATCAGTGGTTGTGCTCGTCCATCACCGGCACATGGGTTTCTGGTTTCAACAATCCATTCGCCGGCGACTTCTCGGGCCAGACTGCAACCGTAGCGGCTGCAACCGGGGCCGTTCTGCCTACCGGAGCGCTATTTGTCATCAGCGGCGCGGGAGCAATCAGCGGCTTCACCATTCCTGTTGGCTGCAACGCAACGGCTGTAGGGGCTTGCTCCTTCACCGTAATCGCAGCGGCTGGCTCGACGTGGACATGGACCGCTGCGGGCAACATTATGACCGCCGGAACTGGTACGGCTGGGCACACTTTCGTGTTCACTTGGTCGGCCAGCTTGCAGAAGTTCGTTCCGTCGTCCCTGTCGTAAAACAATTCAACCCTGGGGCCTCGCTCGTTCAGGGGGCCCACACACATAGGAGCTGCGAATGAGTTCGTCAGGAGAAGTACCCGGCGCCAACGTTCCGCACGATTACGTGCCCGGCAAGGGCTACGTGCCTCGCACGCCCAGCGAAGAGTTGCAAGCGGAACTTGAACCGCTGCCGGTCGTTGAAGATGAAAAGGAAGGTGAGTAAATGGCTCAAGAATTGATCCCACGTCTCGGTCATAAGGACGTGTTTACCTATGACGTTATCCCTGAAGAGGATGACGTAAACAAGATCCCCATTCCCAAACAGGCGCGCAACGCGATGGGGCCCCATATCTACAACAAAGAGCGCAATGATCGCGGCCTCGTGATCGGCTATCAAAAGCTCAACGTGACGGCATCGGACCTCGAAGCGCCGCCAAAAGAAAACACTTTTCCCCCATTTCGAACGGTTTACCCCAAGGTTCTGCGTCGCGAAGCCACGAAAGCGGAAATCAAACAGCGCGAAGCTGATTTGACGCTCGAAATGTGGCTCGACCGGGACTTCGACCTCATCAAGGAAACGGGGCTTAACCAGCGCAAACGCGCATCCGACTGGCGGAAGTGGATAGATAGGCCCGTCGAAACTACGGTGAAAAGCCGCGAGGAAGAAGAAGAGATTCTTACGGCTTCCTAATGCCCGGTCCCGTTCTACCGCCAACAAACGCAACGACAACGTTTCCCGGCCTCTTCCCGACCGTCACCGATTTACTGAAACGGTCATTGAGGATTATTGGGGTGCTGTCGGGAGGAAGTCAGGGGTCTGAACTATCCGCCGATGACTTCCTCGATGCGATGTTTTCCGGGAATCAGTTGCTTGATTCGTGGAACACAGAGCGGCTGATGGTGTGGGGCATTCTGCGGAATGTTTACACGCTGCAATCTGGAGTGCAGACGTACCAACTGGGGCCGCAGCAGACCGGCACCGCAGCAACGACACTCGACCAGAACCGCTATTCGAAGATCGAACGCTACAGCATCATCAGCTTGACGAACGCCGCACAGCCCCTGGAATTGCCCATCGAATCCTTGACATACATTGGCTGGCAGGCCATCCCGGTAAAGAACATCCAATCGGCACTTTCGACCAAGGTTTATGACGATCGCGCATTCCCGCAGCGGAACCTGAATTTCTATCCTGTGCCAAACACCAACATTCAAGCGGTTGTCTATCCTTGGACTCAGGTGACGCAATTTACAGGATTGACCCAGCAGCTCGCGTTTCCGCCCGGCTACCTCCGCGCTTTAGCCTACAACATTGCGATGGAGTTGTTCCCTGAATGGCAAGGGAATCCCGCATTGCTGCCGGTGGTGCAGAAAATCGCTGTCGAGTCGAAAGCGGCTATCAAGTCGCTGAACGTTGTATCGCTCGAAATGGCCTGCGATTCGATGGTTGTCGGTGGTGTGAAGGGGATGATTTACAACTGGCTGACTGATGAACCGATTAGTAAAGGGTACGTTTAAGTAACTAGATAGCACGGAGGTGCTTCGATTGCAAGGTTTGGCTTCGTAGGACCATCCTACACGCTCGCGAACGTTACAAGTGATTGTCAGAGATGCTTGAATTTCTACCCCGAAGCCGACGAATCTGGCATGGGTAAGTCGGCAATGGTTCTGAATCCCCGCCCTGGTCTCTCTCTGTTCGCACAAGTCGGCGGAGCAGCGCAAGTTCGCGGCGAGTGGAGCATCAATGCGCGCATGTTCACCGTGATTGATGCGACTCTCTATGAGGTTCTTTCAAGCGGCGCGCTAAATGCGATCGGAAGCGTCGGAAACGACGGGAATCTTGTATCAATGGTCGCGAGTCCGCAACAGCTACTCGTAGCCAGCGTCGGGAATGTGTGGCTGTATCAACTCCAAACGGAAAGCGGCTACGCAAATGCAACCATCGCCCCGACTGGAACGTTGACCGCGGGGCAGTTTATCCAAATCCCCGCTTCCACGTTTCCCGGCCCGGTTACGCAAGTTGGATTGTGCGACAGCTTTTTCATCGCGCTCATTGCCTCGACGGAGCAATTCTTTGTCACGACACAACTAGACGCTACTGATTGGACCGACGAAGGCTCGAAAATCATTTCCACATTCCCTGACAACGTGGTTTCTATGGTTATCGACCACCGGGAAATCTGGCTGCTTGGCGCGAAGTCTTCGGAGCCGCAGTATGACTCTGGAAATATCTTCCCATTCGACTCCGTGCCTGGTGGATTTATTGAGCAAGGCTGCGCAGCGCAATTTGCCACGGTCCAGCTCGACAACTCGATTTTCTGGATTGGCGCACGGAATGACCAAGGCGGTTTGGTTGGCTGGCGCGCGAACGGCTATACTCCGCAGCGCATTTCGAATCACGCGGTAGAGAATTCCTGGAACAGTTACCCGACTTGCGCGGACGCGCGGGCATTCTCTTATTCGCTGGGCGGACATTCCTTCTGGCACATTAACTTCCCCTCGGCACAAGCGACTTGGGTCTATGACGTGGCAACGGGCCTCTGGCACGAACAGAGTTTCTACAACACGAACACCGGAACTCACCAAGCAGCGCTCCCGCAATGTCACACCTACCAGTTTGGGAAGCATCTCGTCGGCGACCGGCAAAGCGGGATGATTTACCAGATGCAGCTCCCGGTCGTGCAAGGCAATGGCTGGAATTTCGTTACCGACAATGGCGCACTCATCCATCGCATCCGCAAAGCTCCGCACATTTCGACTGAGCAAGAGTGGATTTATCACAACATGATTCAGATTGACCTCGAAGTAGGAGTCGGGCCGCAACCCCCGCTATATAACGGCGACGGATCGGCGCGAGGGCCGAAACTCACGCTCAGTTGGTCTGACGATGGCGGCAAGAATTTCCCACTGGCCTTCGATCTCGATTGCGGACAAGCAGGGAATTACAAGCGGCGCGTGATGAAGTGGCGGTTGGGGCGTTCACGTGATCGCGTTTATCAGATTCAGTGCAGCGACCCTGTGCCCTGGAGAGTCACTGATGCCTATTTGCAGGCCAGTGGGATGCAGCGACCGCAAAAGCGCCTAGCGAAGCAATACTCGGAAGTGGCCTGATGGCGAACACCGATCTCAACTTCGCCCCTCCGCCTGTTAGAACACCTTTTTTCGATGCAGGTCCAGCGCAATCCGAGAGCGGCACACGTTTCGAGGATCGCGGCAAGCCGAAACCGCTTCCCAGGCAGCCTCACCGTGGCTGGATGCAATGGTTTCAAAGCGTCACCAACAAATTAACCGCTCCAATCGCAGTGGGAACACCGACAGCGAAGACGCCGGGCCAAATAGGCCAGCAAATGCATGATGCCAATTTCCTCTACACCTTCACGGTAGCGAATACATGGATGAAAACGCCATTTCAACCGCTCTCTTAGAGTTCTGCGATTTCGTCAGCGGGCATGTTGAGAAAGAATTGGTTTTGCCCGAGACACTGATTAATGATCTCGATGTGGACTCGCTCGAATTTATCGAACTAGTGCAGGCCATCAGCGCGAAATACGGGCCAGTGCCCGACGACAAAATCACGAAAGTATGCACCGTTCGCGACCTTTTCGATGCAATTCCAGCGTGAAACGCTAGATGACTGGCTGGTTGACTTAGAGCCCTTGATTCTCCCGCACTGGGAAGAACTGACGCTAGACAAAGATGTTTTCAGCGAACCTTATCCCGATGTTGAAAAGTTCCGCGATGTCCAGAATCAAGGAAAACTCCTTATCGTCACCGCGCGCGACAACGGTGATCTTGTCGGCTATTGGGTGGGCGCCGTTCTCGGGCATTTGCATTATCCGAAAGCACCGCCTGTCTGCCTCACAGACATGTACTTTTTGCATTCTGCCTACCGCAAAGGTCCGACGGGGATTCAATTGATAGAAGCCGCGATCCAAGAAGCAAAGAAAGCCGGCGCAGCCGATTTTCACATTTCCTGCAAGGTCCATGAAGATCACACGAAACTTTTTGAAGCCATGAAGTTCAAGAAAACGGATTACGTGTTTCGCAAGAGGCTCATCTAATGCGGAAAGTAGGGTATTAATACGGGCATTGGAACAGGTTTGGGGATTGCTGGAATCGCAAGCGCGGGAATCGGCGCGGCCGGTTCGCTTGGTGCGGGTTCCGAACAAGCCGGAGCCGCGAAATCCGCTGAGCAGCTTCAGTATCAAGAGCAGCAACAGGCGCTTCAGTTCCAGGAACAAGAGTGGGAGCAGCAGCAACAAAATGAAGCTCCTTATCTCCAAGCTGGCGGGAAAGCGATTGGGAACCTCTACAATCTTGCAAATGGCGGGCTGCCAGCATGGAGCGGTTCCTTTCAGGCGCCCACGGCGCAGCAAGCCGAGCAGACCCCCGGCTATCAATTCCAGGTTCAACAGGGCGATCAGGCGCTCCAGAACTCTGCGGCGGCGCGCGGCGGTGTATTATCGAGCGGCACGGCGAAGAATCTTGAGGCTTACAATCAGGGACTCGCTTCGACGGACTATCAGCAGGTTTTCAACAATTCCCTGACGCAGTACCAGCAAGCCTACAACGAATATCAGCAGAATCAATTGAATCAGTTCAACCGACTGGCATCCGTGGCGGGAGTGGGGCAAACGGCAGTTGGTCAAACGGGCCAACTCGGGCAGGCCGCATCGAACAACCTCGGAAATATCTTCCTGACCGGCGGAGCGCAGCAGGGACAAGATTTGCAATTCGGCGCAGCGGCGAATGCGAGCGGTTACGTTGGCGCAGCAAACGCCGCAGCCGGTGGATTGGGCAGCCTATCGGGCGCTTTGACGCTTCAGCAGATTCTTGCGCAGAATGGTCAGAATCCAGGGCAGGTTCCCAACTATGACCCCAACTACAACTATATGACGACTACAGGACCGACGCAGGAATAACAATGGCTGGCATACCTCTAGCCGCACTTTCTATAAACACGCAGCAACCTAACCCGCTCGACACGGCGGCAAAGGCCATGAACCTGCAAAATATCATGCAGGAGGGGCAGACTCGCCAGCTCCAGCAGATCGGCCTATCGCAAGAAAATCAACAGCGCGCATTGCAGTTGAAGGACAAAGAAACGCTGCGCTCCCTCTCTTCGCAGCATGTCCAGAAAGACTCGAATGGGAATGTTACAGGATTCGATTTCGATGGGCTAATCAAAGACGCTGCTGGTGCAGGAGTTTCCCCGCAAACACTCAATCAAATGCAGAATCAGTGGGCGGAAGCCATTAAGAATCTCGCGGGCGCCGATGAAGCGACGCGGAACAATGAAACGGCAAAAAACAAAACGATGTATGAAGCGTTGGAGTCGCTGCGCGCTTTGCCGCAAGCTCAACGGCCAGCCGCGCTCCAGCAAGCTATTCCAAGCCTGCAAAAACAGGGCGTGGATACATCACAGATTCCGCCGAATGCCGTACTAGACGACGCCTCGCTAACGCAGTTCGAAGCCAGACTCGGAATGCACGCGCAAATCTTGGCGGACGCAAAAACAGCAGCAGAGACGAATCAAGCCAATCAAAAAGCCAACCTCGACAAGATGGAAGCCGCGGAAAAAGGTTCTCCGCTCACCAAAATGGAGAATGACCCGACAATGTTTGCCGGAGACAAACTCCCCGCATCCATGGCCTACCTGCAAAGCAAGGTCAATGACTCGGACCCGGCCACAGTGGCGCGTGCAACGCGATTGCTGTCCATCGCAAAAGTCTCACAAGCGAATCAGTTGGGAATAGAAGCGTCAAAGAAGGCAACGGACCAGGCCATCCAGGACGGCGATCCGAATGCCGCAGCGAAGCTTCTCGTGGATGGAACGGTCGCACCCTCGCAAATCATCTCCTCCCGCAAGCCGGAATTCGCGCAGAAAGCATTTACAGCGGCACAAGCGCTACAGCCCGGATGGGACGCGCGCAAGGCAGAGGCTGACTTCAAGGTTGCCAGCTCTCCGGCGCAAGTGGCCTTCTTTGGCTCGGCAAAGTCTCTAACGGACAAGGGAGGTACGCTCGACCAGCTCGCCGCAGCAGCTAAAGACATTCCGGGCGGACAAATCCCGATATTCAACTCAATTGCCGATGCCATCAATGCTTCGACCGGCAGCGGCCCCATTGCAAAGTATGCCTCTATCGCGCTCGGCTTCGCCGACGACTATTCGAAGGTGATGGGCGGGGGGCAGGGAAGCGATACATCGCGCACGCAGGCTCTACAACTCGTCTCATTGAAGCAAAGTCCAGATCAGCGTGCGGCATCCATTGAAGGGATTCGAGGAGCCGTCATGTCGCAATTGAATTCGCGCATCGGAAGCAATCCAGTCCTGAAAAAGATGTACGGCGATTCCTTGGATGTGAATAAAACCAATGCGGAGCATGTTCCAGGCGGAAAAGCGGCCGGATTACAAGAGGGCCAGACTGGCACCGGCTCTGATGGCAAACAATATGTCGTGAAAGGCGGAGTGTGGCAAGCAAGGTAACGATTACACCGGATTCTCCTCCGGCGCCGCCGATGAGCGCGAGTGGCGGGCAGGTGACAATCACGCCCGATTCCAAGCCGCAAGGACCGACGATTGGTCCGCGTGCTATTGAGTATCCATCAACGGTCCCTGGGGCGAAGTATGTGCATGATGCGCTTCAGGAACTTGAAGACTGGGGACATAATACTCCCCAAGAGAGACAGCAACATCCGTATCAATCCGCTATCGGGGACGCCGCCGCGAACCTAAAGCAACTGCTCGTCGGCGGGCAGGGCGGAGGGATGGACTTAAAGACTGGCCTTCTGACCAATCCCGTTATCGGCGCAGTCAGTGGTGTACCCGAGGACGAATCGCTGAATGCGGCGCGCGCGGGATTTCAGGCCGTAAAAGGCGTGGCGAAGAAAGTGTTGAGCAGTCCAGCCACGGCCGTTGACGCCGTCAAAGCGACCGAGGCGGGCCGAGCGCTGACGCAAACCCTTGCGCCAGAAACTGCGGCTGCGCCCCTGTCTGCAACTCGCGGAGCGGCCACCACGGGTGGGGCAGCTACAACGAGCATAACGAATCAAGATGTTATCAAGCACGCGTCGGACATGGGAATCAAATTGACTCCCGCTCAGGCTCTCCAAACTTCCGCCGCGAAGTCGGAACAAACATTGGGCGAAGAAGCATTAATCACCGGCAGCAAAATCAAAGAAGCGGCCGCCGTGGAACGCGGAAAGCTTGCGGATGAAGTCGCGCAATTCCAGGATCGGCTTGATCCTCAGCGCGGCGGTATGTCGGCGGAATCGGCGGGAGAGCATCTGCAAAACTCGGCCGATGTAGCACGTTCGGTATTGAAAGATAACGTCAATCAGGCGTATGCTGATGTGAAGGCGCAGCAAGCCGACCTTGCTGGTGACGCACAAGGACCGCTCCAGCAACTGATCCATGATGAAACCTTTGCCCGGCAGCCGCATGCGGCCGTAGAACAGCCAGTTTTTCAAACTTCCGCAGCAAAAGCTGCGATTAAAGACATTCAGGACATGCTCGCCGATCCGGCGATGCAGGGAAGGCAATCGGTTCAGTCGCTCAGAAATCTGAGAACGACTCTTTTAGAAAAAGGCAATGACTATGGGGCAAATGCTCTTAGCGATTCTGGTCAGCGTATCTATAGGCTTGCGGCTTCTCGCGTGGATGATGCGATCATGGACGCAGCCAAAGGAACTGACTTTGAGCAAACCTTCCGAGATGCTGGACAGCAGAACTCCAAGCTGCAAAGTCTATACAATCAGCGAGGGGCGGCTCCTTATCGAATCCTCAATACCGAAGACCCCGCCGCAGTTACCAATGGAATCCTCAACAGATCCTCCGTTCAAGAAATAGAAACTCTCAAGGGCGAAAACTTCGACCTCGGTCCGCTGGCGCGCCAATTAGTCGAAGACATTAAGGATGGCGGTTTCCGTGTCACCAATGGCGGACTCGGTGGCTATCCCGATACATTCCTGCGTTCCCTACTCGGACCGGACGCGACGAAAGAACTCTACATGAAGGCGGAAATCGCGCGTCGGCTCGCCGAAAATTACAATCCTTCCGGCTCTGGCAAAGTTGTTCTAGGCGCATCGCAAGTGCTTCATCCGGTTGCGGCTGTCGGTGCGCAAGTTGCCCGACTCCGGTCCATGCCGCAAGCCGCCGCTAACTACCTCCCGAAATCATTGGCAGACCTCGCAAAATGAAAAAACTAATAGTTGCAGTGATTCTTTGCACGCTTTTCGGGGCAAATGGCGAAGCCCAGGTAGCAGTTAGTCTTGCACCCGTCGCCCGGCAGCAATTCTTCAACTCCACAGGCACGCCCCTAGCCGGAGGCTGCGTATCCTTCTTTGCTGCGGGCACCACCACACAACAAGCAGCCTATTCGGACATAACCGGCCTCTACCAGCTTCAAAACCCGCTCACGCTCGACAATTCCGGCATGGCGACGATCTATCTGGCCAATCAATCCTATAAAATCCAGGTGAACGCCGCGCCGGGCTCCGGTTCGTGCGCCTCAAACAACCTTGGCGCTCAGCAGTGGGTTCAAGACAATGTTTCTTCCTACCAGGTCATTTCAAGCATTTCGAATCTGATTTTCGCGGGAGTAACTGTCGATCCGTCAGGCTCAGCCGGAGAAATCGGCTACCGTTCGGACATTCCGTGTTTCCGCGTCTTCACAACGCTGTGGGATTGCGTCGCAACGCTGAATGGAGTCCAGACGATTGCCAACAAAACGCTAACCGCACCGATTATCAACAATGCATCCGGGGCAACACTCATTTCACCTTCCATTGCCGGCTTAACAATCGGCGGCGTTGCCGTAGCGACCGGAAATCCAACCAACTTCGTCAATTTCACGAATGGCGCAGCCGGAACAACGCTGAATTCGCTCGCCAAGCTGGTTGTCAATGGCTCCGGCGTGAATGCCGTCAATACCGTAACGACGGATACCGGCGGCGTCGTCGGAATAACGATTGGCGGAGGTGGAACGTCGGGAATCGCCATTATCCAGCGCACCGGCCAAGTGCTTTGCACGTTCGATGGGAGCACGACCGCCGACGATTATGTCCAGATCAGCACGACCGTCGCTGGAGACTGTCACGATGGCGGCGTTGCAACTTACCCGACTACGGGAAATCAAGTCATCGGGCGGGCTCTGACGACGAATACCGGCGTTGGCTCCTATCTAATTGACCTTTTCCCCCCAGAGATCAGGTCGGGAGGCTCGATAAGCACGGTTGAATCGACCTGGCCTATTGTGATGACGCAAGGCTTGAACGTCGGCGCTCCATACACTTTCGCGCAAGTCGTTCTCGCACAGCCGCATATGCTGACGCGCTTCGTCATTTCGATTGGCACCGCTCTTTCCGGTTGCTCCACGTCTCCGGTCGTGCAGTTCACGGACATTACTTCCTCGACTGTACTGACTTCCACGACGCTTACGAATAGCGCAGCCGGAACGCTCTTTGATTCCGGCGTTCTCAGCGTTTCAATGACCTCCGGCCATACGTTCGGAATTATTCTCTCGACGGCGGCGGTAGGCTGTACCGGATTCGGAACAAGCAGCACGGCAACGGCGGTGTTTCATTGATTAAGAAACTTGCGATTCTCTTTTTGCTAGCCACTGCGCCACTTTGCGCGCAAGGCTATCGCTTCGATTCTCAGGTGTCGCAAGAGTTCTCCACGACACTGATTACCGGCGCAACGAATGTCTTGACCGTTCCCGCTGGCCCGATCATCGCATTTTGCAACTTCCCCGCGAATGCCGTGCCCTGCACGAACAAAGCGACGACCTACACATCCGTCACGCTCGGCACTTCCTGCCCCACTTCGACGCAGATCACGTTGACAGGTTCAAATACCTGCGTAGCTTCGCCGGATTCACAAGACAATTGGGGCGTGTGGGTTCCAAGCGGCCAATACTCCTACACCATTACAATTGGGGGCGTCAACTTCGGCCCTTATGTTGTTAATTTCGGCGTGCCGAGTGGCACGCTTCTAACAAATCTGTTCGTCACTTCTCTAAATGGCACGGTTTATGCCGATCAGGAAGCGGGAGCGACTGCCGACGTAAAAATAAATGCGTGCATCACCGCAGCAATCGCCAGCGGCGCGCACATCTGCAATGCGACGGGACTCTACGGCACGCAAACCATTGCCGCGCAAATCAATGTCGGCGATTCTTCGCAGGACCAAGTAGCCCTGATTCTTCCGCCTTACGGAACTTGGGGCGTCACCATCACAAACGGCACCAGTTGCGCCATCAAACAGTACGGCAACTCCACGATCTCCGGTCTGGCAACCGGGGGCAGCAACAAGCTTCTGATTCAACCTTCGAGCGGATCCACCAGCGTATCCGCATACTACTGCCAAGATACCTCCCCAACGGGAGGCGGCTCCTATATCTCTGCGGATGGGTTTGAGATTTATAATCCGGCTGTCGCGGCAGCGACAAGCGGCTCGGCGATGAAGATTTTCGCCAACTTCGACAATGCCAACTATGGTCCGCATCTTATCGTGGCCGACTACATGGAAATTGGCATTCAGGTCGTTGGCGCTTGCTGCTCGGCTAATTTCTGGGGCGTGGAATCGAGCGGGGGATTCGGAGCTGGCGCGCAACCTCTCAGTGTGAATACAAACGCTGGGGCGAATAGCGGGCTCCAAGTGAATTTCTTTGGCGGCAGTTTCGACCATCCAGGCACGGGCAAAAACAACATCCTCGTGCAGGGCACCGGAACCACAGCTCCAATCACCATCGCATTCCACGGCACCTACATGGAAGGCTACAACGGCGCGAGCGCTTCCACGGCAATGCTGGAATTGCAAAGCGTTCAGAACGCTACGATCACCGGATTGACCGCGTGCGCGCTGTCCTCTGGCTCGACGCAACCCGCAATTCAGATTGATGATTCGCCTGCCGTAGCGTCAAGCATCAACATCACCGGCCTTGCCGAGCCAACAAATTCGCCGTGCCTCGGCTCTACCAAGGGTATCGTGGACAACATTAATTCCGTGTCCATCGTTCCCGATGCCGCAAATAACATCTCTTCCTACCATACGGGAAATTCGAACTTTAACGGCATTGGACTTTCCGCGCCGATCAAGAATACCGCTGGCACGGCCACGATGGGCTTGACGCTCAAGACGGGCTCCGGGGCCGGAAATTATACAGGGGCCAACACCGCGGCATTTGCCAGCGTTGACACGACGAATCTCTGCACGACGATCACGGTCCCAACGGGCTGGAAGCTGAAAGTAGATGCCAGCGCGGTTATTGAATCTGCGACCGCAGCCGTCGCGCAAAGTTTCGCGCTTGTGGATGCTGGGGTTACCTGCACAAGCGGCGGCGTCACGGCGCTAACCGGGACGGAGCGAGACATCACCCCGCCGGCGCTTGGCGCATTCGATGTGAATCTTCATACGCAATATATTTTCACCGGAGACGGGGCGGCACATTCATTCAGCTTGGTAGCGAAAACTGCGAATGCGGCCGATTCGTGGGGCATACAGAACACGAGCGCGACTTCGGCACCAAGCATGACGTTCACATTAATGCCAAGCAACTGAGGAACCTATGAAAACCAGATGGATAGCGGCATTCGCCGCGATTGCGCTGTGCTGTGGACGAATCGAGGCTCAAGGCCCGGTCATCAATGACCCCGCTAACGGCCTGACGCAGACTTTCTCCAGTGGTGCAGCGATCACTCCCGGCCAGATCGTCAAGCTGAATGGGACCGGGCAAGTCATTCCCGTCACCACTTCCGACACTGCTTCGCCCATTGGAATTGCGGCGACTGGCACAAATAGCGCCTACCAGACCATCATTGTGACCATCGGCGGGTCACGAACAATCCTGGTCGATGGCGCTTGCATAATCGGGCAAAAGGTTCAAATCAGCGCAATTACCGCAGGATATGGAAATTGTTCATCCTCCCCGACGCTTGGCACGGTAGGGCTTGCGCTGGCAGCGGTTAGCGCCGCAGGGCAGGTATCAGTGCAGCTTCAAATCGGCGGCAGCAGCTCTAATGGCGGTGGCACGGCGACGAACGGCGTAGGCGGTTCTGCGAACCCGGCGTCTCCCGCAAAAGCTTTCTATCTCTATCCAAGCTGCTTATCCGCTAATACCGGCCAGTGTTTTCAAAGCCCGGGAAACACGCAGCAAGTCGCAGACTGTGGCTGGACAGTAGGTCCTCCATCGGTAGTCACCTGTACGGGCAGTCACTTTACTTCAGCGGATGTAGGCAAACGAGCCTTCGGCTACAAGACTTGCGATGCGTCCGTCAATCTCGCGGCGAATAGCAATAACCTGCCCATGACGACGACGACTCCGTTGACCATTGCGACCTTTAACAGCGCAACGTCCGTCACCTTGTCTGGCGCTGCGGTTAACGCCGTAACTATCAGCGGTTCATTTCCGAAAGGCGGCTGTTTTATATGGGGGAATCCCGACGATTCGGGAGCGGTTCTCATGGATGCCGCCATGCAAGCATCCCTTGTGTGTCCGAAAGCGGAACTGGGTAATGCGAACTATATGTTTACGACGTACCACTTCGTCGCAAACCCTCCTGCTTGCGCTAATCTTGGAACTAGTGGCGGCATAAACGCCGGTAACATCGTATACTCTTCCGGCTTCACGCTAACAGGGGCGGGTGCTGGAACTACTAACTTTTTTCTAACTCCCGGATTCCCGGAAACGGGTACTTGCACAAATGGCATGAGCGGGAAAGCTCTTTGGGTCATTCCACTGCAAGGCGAATGGGCGGATTTGCAAATAACAGGTGGCGGAAATTTCGTCGCTACGGGTATTTCGACAAACGGTTGCAACATTGTTGAAGCGGACGGACCGGCATCTCTAAGGAATTTCGTAGCTACCAACTTCGGCGAGCGCGGTTCCAGCAACACGCCTACAAACGGTGTCGGAGCCTATCTATGGACACAATTAAATCACGTAAATTTATCGGCATTCGGAACGCAGGACGTTGCGACTAACGTTTCTTCTTCTATAACTGCGATCCAGTTATGGGTAGAGAACGTCGGCACGACGGGTATAAGCCTTGGAACGTTGACGGATTATTACTCTCAGACGGTATCGCAATTCAGCAAGTATAATTTCATCTGCTACGACTGTACGGTAGACGTAGAAAACCTTGTTGACCCGAATACGGTTCCCTTCCTTTTCGTAAACAAGGGGTTAAACGCCAAATGGTATCGCGGTGGCTTAAGCACCGTCGCGGGAACGTACAATTCCAATAACTTTGTTGGCTACTACTGCGAACAGAATGGATGCACGCTAGACGTTCAGGATGCGTTTTTCGATCTAAGCCAACCGTCAACAGGTACGGGGTATATCGCCGTTCAGTGTGCTAACACATGCACGAATCACTTTGAAAATTCCATATTCAAGGGAACGTCTGGCGGATTCGGATACAAGGATGTAGCCGGAAGCGCGTTGTACGACATGGGAGGAAATACATTCGGCGCGGTATCTATCGCCGGTTCCGTCTACGGAAGCGCGTCGATAACCGGCACGACTCTTGTAACGGGAAACGTCGTACTCACTTCCGGATGGGGAACGGGCGCAGCGGCGTCTGCATTTCTTGGCAATTCCTTAGCAGCTCAGTGGACAACAACGATTGGAACGGGGCCGGGAGCGGGAGCGATAACAACGGTGACTTTCCCGACACCTTTTCTAGTAGCTCCCACGTGCAGCGCTCAAGTTGTTGGGGGAACTTCCACAACGGTGCTTCCTGTGGAATGCAGCGCAACCACGACGGCAGCCACGCTCACCTACGTAGGGACGTTCGTAAGTGGGACGGTTATCACCCGGTTGACTGCGAGTAACTAATGGGAAGTCTGGCGTGGACAGAAAGCCAATTTGCAGAGTCTCGGGAAGAAGCGTCTCCTTCACAAGATTCGTAACAAGCAGTCCAGACGCACAAAGTACGAAAATCACGTCGTGTCCAAACAGATTGTGGACTACGCTGCGAAACATCGTGACGCGGCGGCAGCCGAGCGGTGCGGACCTGCTCCCGCAAAGGAAAATTAAGTGAAAAAACTCTTCGCCTTCGCCGTTCTATTCCTGCTGGCCTTGCCGCTCGCCGCTCAGACGCCGCAAGCCATCCAATGCGCGAAGCTATCTCCTGCGGGTGCCGGAGCGTACCCAAGCCCGCAGGCCACTTACACGATGGGCTTCACATCGCAGGCGAATAATACGTGGGTACTGGCCGTCACGCCTGCGCCGACATTGACAGAGAACGGCAACTCGTGGGGAACCAACATCGCTCCGGGTCTCTTCATAGCTCCAACGCTCGGGGCCGCTGAATCCATCCAATTAGCCTATAACGGCACAACTTACGCCTCGGCTGTCCTCTGCGAGTATCCCGGACAACTTGTGGTGGATGCGGTAGGACAGGTTGCAACAGGCACGGCTCAATTGGCGCAATCCAACACGGTCGCGGCCACGGCAGGCGACATCGTAATCAACTACGGCTGGCAATCCACATCAAACTATCTGAGCTTCACACTTACTACTGGGTTCGCGGTTGAGCCGCCGACTACTAGTCTGTACATCGCTGACGAACTCGCAATGGCGAGCGGCACCGTTTCTGCCGGAGCAAATTGGTCTGGGGCTGTGAACTTCACGGAAGGAATCGTGGCGCTGAAGCAGTCAGTGCAGAACGTGACGCTGACTTTCGGGCCTGCGAAGACCATCAACGGCGACGTGTGCGCCAATATGGTGACTTTCGATGACGGCTCATCTATCTTCAGCGGGCAGCCTGCGCCGGAAAGCGTCATGCAGCTTCAGGGAAACGCATGGGTGAATATCGGGACTCCGGTCATCCAGCCTAACGGGCAAATCGTTGGCAGCGTGAGCCTCAACCCGAATTACACGGACGCAAATGGTCTCATCGAATTGCAACTGCTCGTGCAAACGATGCTGAATCTGCCTCCGGCGTCGGCTGTGCCTATCGCACCATCCACATTGACGAACGGCCAGACCGGGCTTTGCGGCAGCTTCATCGTGTACAGGGCAACGGGGACGCCGAAGTACGAGACCTTTGGATTTACGCCGTAGTGTAATGGATTACACCAGCCCCATTCCAAATTAAGCTCCAACCCAGCAAATGCCGTTGCCCGAAAGCGACTCTCGGCTATTGCAACTTTTGTGCTGGGCCATTTCAACGGAAGCGAGCAGGGATAATGTTTTGCAGCAACCGTCACGCATGCGCGATGTGGAAGTTGGAGAACCAGAGAAAGTGGGCGAAGTACATGAGACGGTATCGAAGCGCTGCCAGGGGTAAATGAGCAAGTTTGAGCAGGGCCGAGCCCCATCGAGCGGCCGGATGTTCTGCCCTGGATGCTGCGCTGTGTTGGCTGTACCGCTCGGCTTCGAAGTACCAGAAATTCTCAAATGCCCGAGCTGCGATGCGCAATGGGTATTTCTGAAGATGGCAAGGAATGAGATTCGCGCGCAGCTTAGCGCGGAGTATTCGTTGCGAGAGAAAACGGCATGAGCTTGCGGGTGCGGACGAATCTCCGAAAGGGGGAGCGTTGAAAAATTCGGCAATTGGCGCTTCACACGTCCGGCCCGCAAGACAAATATCCAGGACTCCAAACCACAAATGAGCGATACGAGCGACATATTCCGCAATGAAGTTTTGCGCATGCACAACGAGAATAAGGCCCAACTGCAAGGCCTCTCGGACAAGTTAGATGCGATGCGTGAGGCGGTTCACAAGGAAACTACGGAGATGAAGGTCAACATCGCCATGCTTCAAGTGAAATGCGGCGTATGGGGCCTGCTCGGCGGGGCGATTCCGGTCGTGCTGTTCAAGTTGCTCAAATGAACGTTCTCGGCGCGGCGCTGGAAAAAGCCTTTGCAACGCAGACAGGTGGGCGATCTGGCCAGATGCGGCGCGCTGAAATACCACAAGAATGGCGTGGAATCGGCGTCCTTTATGCAAAGGATGCAGGAGAGACGGTTGAGTTCCGCGTGCTTTATGAAAGTCACATCCCGCAAGAAATTAAAGACTTTGTAGCGCAGCTTTTTGGATGTGGCGCTATCGAATGGAACGTGGCACCCAAATGAACCTCCTGCTTGTCCGCGGCCCCCAAGATCCCAATTCAACACCTGGCAGCCTGGCGGTGGATGGAATCTTCCAATGCCGCACCCTCGAACTACCAGTCAGGGATGGTCTACCCGGTTCAGCCATCCCAGCGGGGAAGTATCCAATTGTTCTGGCGCCATCGCCTAAGTTTATGGCCAGTATGGACCCGTGGGTAAAGAGCTACGCTTCGCAGATGCCGCACATTCAGCCGATTCCCGGACGCTCGCTCATCATGCTGCACTGGGGGAATGTGCCGGAAAATACGGATGGATGCGTGCTTGTGGGCCAGACGCGGCCGGCACCGGACGCGCTCGGCAACTCCCGCCCTGCCTTCGCAGCCCTTTTCATCGCCATACAAGCAGGAGTAAAGAACGGTGGATGCTGGATTGAGATTCAGGACGCGCAGAACAATTCAGAAGACGTTCAGGAGGCGGTGACAGCGACATGAGCGACACTCAGAAGTCTCTTTGGACCGGCGCGCTGAAATCCGCAGTAGCGGCCGCTTGCGGGCTTGTGACCGGACTGCCCGCCATTGACCCTGAGCGTTTCAATGTCACCACCTGGCAGGGAGCCTTGCGCATTCTGGCGATGATTGGATGGGTTGTGGTGATCGCGGAAGCACGTTTCTGGGATCAGTGGGCGCACAGCGGGAATGTGCCGCCTGACGCAAAGGGTTAAATTATAGCAAGCAGGGTAATAGCAGAAACGGCGGGAGCATCATCCGCCAGTGACCGTCTCTGGCTGGCCATAAAAGCCTCCTGCCTCATCGTGGTATCGGTGTTCGCCTGCATCTTTTTGCATGACCTGCACAAGTTAGCGGGGAAAGCGACCCTCACCGTTGAAAACGTCGATCGGGCTGCAATCGCAGCTGGCGCAGCAGCAGGGAATGTTGAGAAAGCGAGTCGAGCATGGCAGGACGCAAGCGAAGCGCAAACCAAGCTGGTAGCAAAAACCTTCATAAATGTAAACCGGGCTGTGGTGTCTGCGAATGTATTTCTGCGCTCCACCAACAAACAGTTGAACTCGCAGCTCTTGCCAGCCTTGTCGAACGCTGTAAATCAGCAAAACGAAGCTCTGCTCATAAACCAGCACCGGCTGGGCGACGATCTGTCACAAATCAGTCAAGCTACAACATCCCTGCAAGGGACGATCGCAGACGGGCAGGTAATTCTTACTGACCCGGCCATCAAGCAGAGCCTTGAAAACCTCGCCCTGGCCGCGCAGAATACGGCAGAAGGCACCAAGCAGTTATCTCTAACTGCCGAGGATACGAGACAAGTAGCCGACAAATTCCGGGAAACATATCTCAAGCCACAGAAGTTCGCCTGGGAACTGCTTAAATCCCTTGTAGGGATGGGTGGTAGCTTTGCACAAATGATTAAATAAAGGAGAAATAAAGTGAGTCTATTCAGTGGGTTCAAGTCCTTTTTTGAAAAAGTAGGGTCCGTGCTCGAAAAGTTCTTCGGTTCATCCTCAACAGAACAGAAGATCCAAGGGGCATTGACTGTCGTAGGGGCGGCTATTGTCACGATTACCAGCCTCGCAGCGGGGCCAGCAGCCTCCGCAGCGGTCTCCGGCATCATCAAGATGGTCCAGACGGACTACGCGACGTTCTGCGCAGTCGTACAGCAAGGTACTCCCGTACCAGGCTCTACAGCCGCTACTGCGGCCACTACGGCCCTCAATAGCCTGAAAGCCAATCTGACAGCCCTCCTGAGCGATGCAGGGGTCAAAAACTCTGCCAATGCGACCAAGATCGCCGATGAAGTAACCACGATAGTCAATGAACTAGAAGCTATCGAAGCCGCGATTGTGCCTGCTCCGGTTGCGCCAGCAGCCCCAGTAGCTTCGTAACGGCCCCAGCTCCAAATCTTCTCACTGAAAGGCCCTGACTCCGCTGTTGAGTTAGGGCCTTCCTCGTGTTCCACAGCCTCGCACGTCTACTTCCATCTATTTTGTCTCCTAATGTCGTTTTACCTTGACAAGACCCTATAACAATCGTAGACTGTCTACACATTAGGAGGAGTCATGGAGTTCGCCGTCGTTATAACGTGATGACCGGCGACACTCTTTAATTTTGTCTTGACAGGAGTCTACCAGTGATGTTGACTTCGGATATGGCTATGAAAACCACGCAGGTTAATGTGGCAATCGACGAAAAAACCAAGGCGGCACTGGCGAAGGCGGCCAAGGCCAAGAAGGTTTCGGTCGGTTGGATCGTGCGCGAGGCGATTGACAGATACCTCGCAGAACCAAAGGCGGCCTAAATCTCCATCTACTCTTAGACCGAAGTACCGCACGCAGGTACTTGGCGTACCAGTTTACTTACGGAGGCACGCGATGATCGCCATTTCATCAAAGACAACGCTCAGTCTTTTGCAGTCCGTTAACCAGCACTCCTTCGACGGCACCCGTTACGTAGAAGCCTCGAACTACGAAGGAACCTGTTTCACCTGCTTCTGCGGAGAAAACTTCATAGACCTAAGCGATCTGTACGAACACATGCGAGATGAAATGCCAGAAAGGCAAGAAGACGGGCTAGGGAATGATGCTTTGCAGAATCTGCTGGCGGCTGCGTATTCGACACTTTTGATTTCGGTGAGGTGAAGAGTTTTGTCCCAATCGATAAATCTACGAAGAGGAGAAACATCATGCTGAAAATAGTGAAGTCTTCTGAACCGCTGTTAGTCGAACGAATCAACATCTGCATTTACTCCCCGCCTGGACTAGGAAAGAGCACGCTGGCTTTCACCGCTGAAGCGCCGTTGATGTTCGACTGCGACGGCGGCGCTTACCGGGCAAAAAACCGCAAGGATACCGTCCCGGTCGAGAAGTGGGCCGACATCGCGGAGATGACAGCGGAGCAGCTTGCTCCATACAAGACGATCATCCTCGACACCGCGGGCCGCGCACTCGACTTCCTGAGCGCAGATATTATCGCCAAAAACCCGAAGATGGGTTTCGGCGGAGCACTCACTCTCCAAGGCTACGGCCAGCTAAAATCCCGCTTCTCGCAGTGGCTCAAGATGCTGCGCACATTCGGTAAAGATGTGGTGCTGATTGCGCACATGGACGAGCAGCGCAACGGTGATGACGTGATCGAGCGCCTAGACGTGCAAGGCGGGTCGAAGGGCGAGATTTACAAATCCGTTGACGCAATGGGTCGGTTGTTTCTGCGGGCCGGAGAACGCTACCTCGACTTCAATCCGCGCGAGAACTCATTCGGAAAGAATCCTTGCGAATTGCCGGTCATGCCTGCACCGCTTGCCGAGACGCAAACCCTCGCCAACGTAATCGCCACGATCAAAGACCGGCTCAACAAGTCGGTGGAAGTGGCGAAGGCGGTAGACAACCAACTGCGAGATTGGGAAGTGGTTATCAGCGAATGCCGAGACGTGGCAGAACTGAACGCGCAACTCCCCGAGGTACGGAAGGCATCTGAGGCCGTCCGATTCTTGGCCCAGAAACGCGCCCACGAACTCCATGGAGTCTACAACCAAAAAACCGGGCTATATGAAGCTCAGAAGATGGCGAAGGCGGGCTAAATCATGCTCAGCGCATCCGTCAGCGACATCGATCTATACCGCACTTGGCGCAACAGCGAAGACCTTGACGTGAACTGGCTGTTGCGCCGGCTGCGCAAGGAAGAGCCGCCAACCCCGGCGATGGAAGCGGGTACCGCTTTCCATCAGATTCTCGAAAAGCCGGACTTCGAAGAGCAAACCGAACTGTTCACCGTCCTGAACGGCCAAGAGTATTGGTTCTCCATCGTTTGCGACATCGAAATTACTCTCCCGCGCATTCGTGAACTACGCGTCGAGAAGCAGTACGGAGATTTACTGGTGCGCGGGCGGGTCGATGGCTTAGAAGCCTTGACAGTCACCGATTACAAGACAACTGGCCAGTTCGATCCTGATCGCCTCATGGAAGGCTACCAATGGCGGTTCTACCTCGACACATTGAAATGCGACACGTTCATCTGGAAAGTTTTTGTGATCGACCAATTCGGCAAGCCGGGGCATTACGATGTGAAGCAGTTCCACGGATTGAAACAGCATCGCTATGCGGGGATGGGTGAGGACTGCCAACGCCTCGCAGCAGAGTACCTGCAATTCACGCAAGAGATTGGATTCGTGAAGGAGAAGGAAGTAGCAGCTTAACGACATTGGGGGCCGGTGAAAATGACACCCTTCACCGGATCGTAACTCCGCCAACCCGCGAGCGGACCCTGATTCGCGGGAAAAGTTTAGGTAAAGCGGAGTCGAGTCACAAGTCCTTCCCCGGATAAAGGACTCGGCTCCGCAAGGAGGAGTGAATGATAAATAGGGAATTACATACTTAACTCCCCTGGAGCGAAATGACTGATTTGAGAGCACCGTTTCCATGGTTTGGTGGAAAATCGAAGGTTACCCCTCTTGTTTGGGAACGTTTCGGCCACGTGCAGAATTACGTCGAGCCGTTCTTTGGAAG